TATATATTATATAATGGATCGTACCTTCCAATTGATTTTGACTATACAGTAATGGATAATGATGGTTCCAATTTCTTTTTAACTTTAGCTAATAAATTTCATGAATATTGGGGTAGTGAAATTAATTCATATTTTAAGGGAATTAAGTCATTTGAAAAGCAATTTGTATATTATTTAACTAACAAATCTGGTGGTATTAAGTCGATAGTTGCTGAAAAACTTCCTACTGAATTTCAAAATATAACAAATGCGCGTGTAATTCAATTTGCTCTTGATTATGAGAAGTTTAATAATTTTGATGAATTTACAAATATGCTTCACGTCACAAAGAAGTGTGGAATTAGATATCAAATAGACCGTAGAGCCAGAATTATTGTTATAGTCCCAAATGCTATACAAACTGGCGAATTATTTTTATTATTGGCATTTAACGCTATTAAACCATCTTCAGATGAAATGGCTGTTGGGAAACAGGTTGGTAATTTATTAGATGCTAAAATACAATTAGTATATTCTAGTGATATAAATAATTTAATAAATAGTGGTGATATGGCTGGCCATGACTCACATAATATAACACGTTTTACTAAATTTGTTAGATCCCTGCTATTTAAATATTTGTGTTCTTTAGATACTAAGAGATATTTTTGTTCAGTATCTGGGAATTATTTTGTCTACGATAGTGATAAAAATATCACTGATGAAATGTTAAGTCTTTCGGGTGAATGTTTACATTTAATGTATGTCTTGGAACATTTTGTTTCATCTGGAAATGTTCTTGAAGATGGATTTTTTTCATCTTCAGTGGATAGTCCTAAACATACTTTCCCATCTGGATTACTTGGCACATCTGCTATGCATACAATAATGCTAGTTCTTATCCTTAAAGTGATGATGTTATATGTTGAAGACAGTATCCATAAACTATCACACGAAACAGCTATGGAAATTAAATCAATTAAAATAACTAATCGTGTTTTGGGAGATGATGTATTAACCGTGTATGAGAATGGTTATAAAAATAGTAATGCAATTAAAACAATCCTTAAATTTACCAAAGACTGTTTTTCAAGGTGTAATTTTAGACAAGATATTTTTATATCGTCAATATATGGTACTTTTCTTCAGCAATCTGCAATAGCGGGTTTATATGTCCCTTTGCCAGCTAGAACATCAATTATCTGTGATGAAAAACTTGATACTGCGGTTAGAAGTCCAACTGACGTCATTCAAATTATTGCTGACATCTCAAAAACATATGGCCAGCGTACGTACGCCCCAGATAATGTAGTTTCCATTATTAGATCAATTTGGAACAATATAAGATATAAGAGATATATCATTCCATCCAATGTAGATGTTAGTAATCTTTCAAATCTTTATGATGTCGTTGGTAACCGTGGAACTATGCTGTTTCCTTATTTATTAATTTCATGTAGTCCAATTAATATTCCATTTCCACCAATATTCTTTAATGGTGAGGTATCGCTGTCTTCATCAATAACTCAACTTAGTGGACATTCCTCTTATATAAAC